CAGGTTTTGCTGGAACAGCAAATTTAGGAACAGCTGATGCTGGCCCTGATGCAATGCTACAAGGAATTGGTGCAACTGCTTCTTTAGGAACTCTTGAAGCTTATAACTTAGAAGGTTGGGGACGATACTTCTGGGGTCAGTTTGAATGGGGTGCTACAGGTGAATGGGAGTTTGTAGATGTAACTGGTATTGCAATGTCTGCAAATTTAGGTGAGGAAATAATCACAGCTGATGCAAATCTAACTTTAACTGGTATAGCAATTACTGCTGATGAAGGAATAGTAGATCCATCTCCTGATGCAACAGTTACAGGTATCGGATTTGGTATGGCCGTTGATACAGGAACTGTGGTCACTGGAACAGCTAATGTAACAGTAGTTGGAGAAGGATTTAGTGCTTCTCTTGGAATAGGTAACTTAGATGCTGTAACTTTTGCAGATGCAACTGCAATATCTATGACAGCTAATATAGGGTTTATTACAGCTACAGGTGATGCTACCACTGAAGTAACAGGATTTGGGTTGACTATGTCATTGAATTCTGCTAATGCTTTGATCTGGAACGAAGTAAATACAGGTTCAGCGCCTTTAGATCCACCAGGTTGGGTAGAAGTACCAACAAGAGCTGCATAATGAGTTTGACACAAACTCAATTTTTTAGTAAATTAATGACAATAAGGAATTTAAATTATGGCAAATTCAACATCAGCTAATTTAAAATTAACGGTACAAGCAACTGGTGAAAACTCAGGAACTTGGGGTCAAATTACAAACACAAACCTTTTAATTTTAGAACAAGCAATCGGTGGTTTTACAACTTTCAACGTAACTAACGCTAGTAGAGCACTAACTTTTACAAATGGTGCGTTATCAAATGGTAAAAATGATGTTATTAAATTAACAGGTACACTAGCAGGAAACTTAAATGTTACAATTCCAAATTCAATTGAAAAAGTTTATAACGTACAAAATGCATGTAATCATGCAGGAAACACTTTAACTTTTAAAACAGCATCAGGCACAGGTGTCCTTTTATGTGAAGGAAACAATTATGTATTATATTCTGATGGAACAAACGTTGTAAAATTATCTGAACAAAGAAATTGGAGAGTATTTACAGCAGCTGAAACAGTTCAAGCTGGTGCACAATGTTTAGTAAATACAAATGGTGGAGCTGTTACAATTACACTACCTGCATCACCAGCTACAGGTGATGAGGTTTCATTTGTAGATCAAGGATATGATTTTAACACAAATGCATTGACTGTTGGAAGAAATGGTTCTAATATAAATAATGATGCATCAGACCTGGTTGTTAATACACAAGGCGCAGCTTTCTGTTTAGTTTTTTCAGGAGACGCTACAACAGGTTGGACTTATAAGGAGAAATAGAATATGACAACTTACGAAGCAACTAGATATGATTTTGATGGAGCAAACCTTACAGGTATCGAAGGAGTAAATACAGGTTTAATTATTCCTTTTGGTAAAAATGATACGCCTACAGGATTTCTAGCTTGTGATGGTTCAAATGTTTCAAGAAGCACTTACGCAGCTTTATTTGCTGTGATAGGTACAACTTGGGGATCTGGTGATGGTTCAAGTACTTTTGGTTTACCAGATTTACAAGACAAAACTGTTCTTGGTGCGAGTGGAACTAAAGCACACGCATCTACAGGTGGAAGTGATACACAAACGCCATCTGGTACAATTTCAGTTACAGTACAAGGTACTACATTAGCCACGGCACAAATACCTTCACACAATCACAGAATTGGTAACAACAGAAGTGGTGCTAACCAAGGTGGAGACGTTAATAACGTTTCTTCTCACGGGGATGCTAACTTTAGAAACTATATCGGCGGTGGTCGTTATTCACAAACTGCAGGAAGTACACAGTCACATGATCATGGCGGTACTGGTTCTTTTTCTGGCACTGCTATGTCAGTTCTACAACCTTATGCAGCTATTAAATATATAATTAAAACGTAAGAGGATAGTATGAAAATTTCAGCAGTACCAGCAGATAAAACAATAGTAAAAGATTTAAAAGGACTTTTTGTAGAAGATGCAGCCTTTTGGTCTACATATTCAGATATTCATGCTTTTCAAATAGATACTGAAGGTACAAGTAATGTTGAATTAATTGACGGAACAAACAGAGCACCAACACAAGCTGAAATAGATGCTTTATCAGATAAATGGGACACTGTAGATAGTGATTTAACTGATCAAGAAAATGCTTACATAAATAGTTGGGATAGAGTCAGAGAATCTAGAACTTTCTTTTTACGACAAACTGATTGGTCAGTTTTACCTGATAGTCCATTATCAGATGCAGATAAAACTAGTTACGAAACATACAGAACAAATTTAAGAGATATACCATCT